GCGCCGCGCACTGCGCCGCCCACTGCGTCGCCCACTGCGCCGTACACTGCGTCGCGCACTGCGCCGCGCACTGCGCCGCCCACTGCGCCGCGCACTGCGTCGCCCACTGCGCCGTCCACTGCGCCGCGCACTGCGCCGCCCACTGCGTCGCCCACTGCGCCGTCCACTGCGTCGCCCACTGCGCCGTACACTGCGCCGTACACTGCGCCGCCCACTGCGCCGCGCACTGCGTCGCCCACTGCGTCGCGCACTGCGCCGCGCACTGCGCCGCCCACTGCGCCGTACACTGCGCCGTACACTGCGTCGCGCACTGCGCCGCGCACTGCGCCGCCCACTGCGCCGCGCACTGCGCCGCCCACTGCGCCGCCCGAATTACGTATCTGCCGGATCAGAAAATCGGCGATCGGGGCTGCGAAAGAACCGACAATCGGCGACGGAACCCGGATCACGACACCGGGCCACGGCACACCCGCGAACTCGTAGCATTTCCGCGCCCCGGCCTCCCAGACGGCCCACTCTTCTTCGGTTAGTGGTTGTGTGCGCCAGCCGTATTGGATCCATTCCTGGGCGAATGAGGCCATGCGGTCGCGTTGCTGCGGGGTGAGTTCGGTGAGTTTTTTCATGATGTGGCCTCGTCTTTGTTTTCGTCGTGAGAGTGGATTTCTGCGCGTCGTGCGGCCCAGGCTTCCTGTAGCCGTTTGCGGTGTGTGCCGAGGTTGCTGGTTTTGAGGTCTGATGCGATCTGGTCGAGTTCGGTGAGTGTGGCTGATTCGGCGATGTCGCGTGCGAAGTCTGCCGCAGTGTCATCGCTGATGCGCTCGGGCTGTGCGGGTTCGTCTGGGAGAGGTTCAACAGAGAACGGAGCGCGCTTTCCGCGGGTCATGGTCAGCGCCAGCGTGAGACGCTTGTCGATGTGGCTCAGATGGCTGATGCGTATCCCGCCAACCTCTTGGCCCCCGAATTTCACTGCGGCTTCGCGGTAGAGGGTCATGCGCCGGCCGACGTACATGGAAGCTTCCGGACCCCACGCCGCCACCAGGACACGCCTCATTGACTTACATGGCTTAAATGGTCTGGCGTCACCGAACTCGGCCGTGGCGATGTTCACTGGCTGATCCGCGTCACCGCTACTCACGCCAGTGATGGTGACCGTGGCTGGTCCACTTATCAGATCATCAGCGTTGAGCTGGTCCGACTTTGGAGCGATGGTGGTTGAGATGTCCATGTCAGACCGCTTTCATTTCGATATCGTCTTCCGAGTAGGCCCACGGCGATACTGAAATCACTTGAATCCCCGTGGGATAGCCGGGCCACACGCCAGTCTCGATGCAGCGGGCGTAGGTTTCGATCGCTTGTCGTTTGAGTAGGCGCCCTTCCGCGATGGCGATGTCGTCGAACCGCATCACCGACGACAGGAAGGGTGGAGTCTTCTCTTGTGCGACCAGGACGAAGACTGGATTGTTGTGCAGCTCAATAGCTATCGCGAGGTCTCGGTACCAGACGGCTTGCAGATAGTACTTGTACTTGGTCGATGCGCGCTCGAATGTATCTGGGTCGGCGCTCGTTGTTGTCTTGTAGTCCACGATGAGGAGTTCGCCGTCGCCGTAGGTGAGCCAGTCCGCGCGCCCACGCAACCGAACGCCACTCTCTGTGTCTGTTGCATACATTGCGCGTTCAGCGACGCCAGATTTAAACAGTGCTGCGGCATCAGGGTTGGCATGTAAGGCATCTACCATTGCGAGTGCCTTGTCGAATTCTGCGCGAAGGAGTGGCACTTTTCCTTCATCGCGCGCGGACTCGGCTTGTTCCTTCGCCGCTTTGGTTCGCCAGTCGTCGGCGTCCACAGGGACGATCTCCTCGCCTTCGCCGAGGAGGAATCGGTGGGCGGCATGGCCGAAGTCGTAGTGCCGTTTAGGTGGGGATGGGTTGTCGAGCTGGTATTTGAAGTGTGCTGGTGTGGATGGCGGCAAAAGTAGTTTCGCGCCTGAGTAGGAGAGAGTGGTTGTGTCGGCGTGGTATTCGGCGCTGGTGATGTTCGAGTGGATGCCGTCCGGTCTATTCATTCCGCGCGTCGTCCTTATCTCCGCACATGCCCATGCTGTGTCGTATCTCTAGTTCTGTTGTGTGGCGTTGGGTTTCGGTCATGTCGTTGACGGCGTGGCGCCATTCGTCGTAGTCGCTCATGCCGGCTCCATATCCGTGAAACTCCCCGAACAGTCAGCATCAGATTCCGGCGCGCACAATGCTTCCTGTGCTTGACGCACAAGAGCTGTCAGTGTGGCGTGTGAGCAGTCGATGTTTCCGTGCTGAAACTTGAGGTCGTACAAGGGTTGGCTGTTATGCCAGGCTGAGTATTTGCGGATGGTGATGAGTGCGCCGAGGTTGATGCTGGCGTAGACGTGGTAGTCGTTGCCGACGACGCGGGTTGCGTGGTTTTGGGTGGGCTGGCTGTTCATGCGACCACGGTCCTCATGCAACTTCCTCGCCGCTCATCCACCGTTCAAGTTCCAGATCAAAACGCCACATGGTGATCAGGTGCGCGGCGTGGTCGATCGGCCAGTCACCGAACTCGTTCCAAAAGCGCTGCGACTCCACGGGTATCGCCAACGCTGCCGCCAACGGTCGTGCGATCTCCGTGCAAAACCAGTCTGGGTCTTCGTATTTCGCTTGGGTGCATTCCTGCTTGATCGCGTCCGCCAACTCCTCCATGTAGCGGAGGTCGCTGTAGAACTCGATTTCGTCGTCGGTGTCGAGCGGCTTGTGACGAAGTGCTGGTGTGCACTTGAACATTTGAGGCCAGGGCAGATAGCGCTTGACGGTTTGGTGGAGACGGTCGGCCCAGGTGTCGCTCATGATGCGGGCCATTCGGAAGGGGTGACGATGCTGAACATGTACGCTGCGTGGTCCCCGTCGTGATCTTTTAGTTTGCGGCAGGAGAGGTTGGAAACGGCTGGATTCTTGCTCCCGCACTCTGACTGGAAAATGAAGTATCGGTATGGTTCCCAGCACGGATCGTCGGGACGGCTCGCATTGCAATAGTGGTTCACGTCATGCTTTGGACACTTGACGACCTGGACGCTCATGCGACTGCCACCGTCTCGTCGATCGCGGCCTGGACAACCTCGGCGAGCACCCGCCAGTCTTTGACGCTCATCGAGATCAGCGCGCCTTTGCTTCCCGTGGGCCAAATACGCAGGCTTCGTCCGCCGTCGAGGGCGGAGACTGTGGGGGCTCCTGGTTGGCTCGCGGCGGCGACTGTGAGGGTGATAAATTGTTGCTGGCTCACTGCATTTCCTTCCGGGTTGGTGGTGGGCTCGGCCTCGGTCTGCTCAATCAGTCCGGGGCCGCTTTACTGCTGTCTGTCTACGTATTCGAGTTGCGCGCGAAACTCATCACGCTGCGCACGGGCGATATCGCGTTGCGCTAACGCCTGATTCAGTTCGCTACGCAGCCGAAGGTTCTCCCGCTGCAGCCGCTCAACCTCGTCTTGCAGGATGTCGATGCGGTCGGCTACTTCGGCCATGGATTGGAATCCCAGCGGCGGCTCAACATCCTGGGGGGAGGACGGAGCCGCCGCTGGGTCGTCGCCCGCGGAGCCGTGGGCAGGCGACGAAGTTTCGTCGTCGCGTTCGTCGTACCAGATAGAGCAGTAGGCGCTGTGTTTATCTAAGTCGTCCATGTCGTCGGACAACTCGCAATCACACTGCGGCTTCTTGGGCTTGCTGGCGCGAGTTTCAGCCCAGAGTTCATCGGCGATGTCATCGAACGGGGACAGGTAGATGAGGGCTTCGAGGGCCTCAATAGCGAGGCGGGTGAGGGCGCGGAAGGCGCAGAGGTTCATGCCATGCCCCGATATATATGCTTGACGTGACCCCACATCGCAGCGTCGGCTCGGAGCGTCTCGTTTTCTGCGCGTGTGGCTTTTAGTGCAACGCGCACGTCTGCGAGGGCTTCATCTCGGTCGGAAACTTCTGCGCGTGTGGCCGTCAAAGCGGCAATCAGGTCCGTGATGATGCTGCCATAGATGCGGGCAACCGAAGAGGCGCTGTTACCGGAGTGGCGACCTGACAGCACCGCCTCCGCGCGTTCGATGATGTCGCTCATCGCGCACCAGCCAGCAACGCAGCCACCCGATCAACCGCCGACAGCGAGCCGAGTAAGCATGGCCTGCAAACGGCTTCGTTAGGGAAGCGGGGCGAACGGTAGAGCGAATCGCATCGATCGCAGAACGCAGCCATCATGATGCGTTCCTTCGTGCGGCGCGGCGACGGAGATGAGCTTCCGTCTCAGCCTTCTTACATGCGGCGCATGGATGCTCGCCACGGCGCCGGTGGGCCATTGCTTGCGCTTCGGAACCGCCGCGAGCGCAGATCGCCCAATCCAGTTCCGGGAGTTGGATTTCGCCCCGTTTTACGCGTTCACGCCACCGTCGATGATTCTCACGGCGCCTCTCAGGGTTCCGTTCACGCCATCCCCGGGCACGCTCTCTCATAATCTCCCGGTTGCGCAGGTAATAGGCACGCGAGTACTCACTGCGGTCGACGCTCATGGGCAGACCCTCAGCAATCCGATCGCCAAGAGGAAATGGGTGAAGATCACCACGGCGGTGTAGGCGTCGGGGATCATGATGCAGCCACCAGCGCGAGTTGCCCGGTGCCGCCAAGCCTCTTGTGTAGCTCAGCCAAGCCCTTCGGTGTGATCCGCACAGTGGGTTCGCCCGCGACCATCTCGCCTCGGCCTTGATGCCAAAATGGCCGACCAACCTTCTCGGCCAGGCGTCCGGTGTCGAGCTGTGTCCGGTATGCCTTCCACCGACCTTCGCGGCGGAACACCCAGCCGAGCCCGGACATGAACTGGAACAGCTTGCGTTCCTTGATGTCGATCGCCGGATCCCGTGAGAGCACCTTCGCGGCGTCCGAGACGGCGTAGTCACCCGTAGACTCAGCCAGCTCGTTCCACGCCGACGCTGGCGGTGTCAGTTCAACCACTGCGGCTTTGAGCGCCTCGATGCGATTGGCGCTGATTGTGAGTGCTCGGTGGATCAGCTCGTCATCTGACATTGGTATTTCCAGCGGATTGACCTCCGCCTCGCGCGTCTTGACCGCGAAGTAATGCTGCGCGGCGGATACCTCCGCTTTACGCGGGTCGCCGTTCATCGCGATTAGGTACGCGGCGTATCGGGTGACGAGGTAGTCGGTTCCCGGTCGACCGCCAGGGTTTTTATCGGCGCCGATAAAAACCTGCGCAGCACCCGATTTCGCAGTGATCCGGAAAAGGATGCGAACGTTGAAGCCCTCATTGTGTGCAGTGTTCTTCGCGCGTTCGATGACACCCTCGAACTTCTGCCACGACTCGTAGCCGAGCTGTCCCATGAGCCAGCGCGCCGACCAGCGGTCTTCGCCGCCCTGGGGGCACGGGACACGGCCGGCGTCGAATGGAGAGGCGGCGGGGGTGATGTCGCTCATGACGCCGCCGCACGCTGGGCTTCGAATGCTTCTATGTCTGCTGCGGCGAAGCGGTAGTGTCCACCTGGGGTGGTGATAGTTGGCTTGAGGCGGTCTTCGGACACCCATCGACGCACGGCTGAAGAATCAACTCGGAATCTTTTTGCGACCTCGGATGTCGTGAGTAGCACGACTTCTGGCATGCGAGCTAGGTTGCCATGATACATATATCGTGTCAAGCACGACATGACGTGTGAATCGCGTAGGTCACGGTTTTCTCACACGGCTTGCGCGATACGCACGACTTATGCACAATCTGACTATGACGACACACGCGACCCACTGGGTGCCGGATACTGACAATTTCAGCGTCCGGCTCGTTCTCGTCCGTCACGCGATGGGCTGGAACGCCAAAGAAGCCGCCTTGGCCTGCGGGATCAGCCCGCAGTCATGGCGCGAATGGGAACTGTCGGGGCGTCGGCCCCGCGACTACGAGGGCGTCTGCAAACAGATCGCGGTGCGCACAGGCTGCAACCTGATCTGGCTAATGGCGGGCGACCCTAACCCCATCGGCGGGGCTCCCGCATTCGGTGCGCTCCCCCGGGAGGACTCGAACCTCCAACCCTTCGATCACAAATTTGCGGCGTGACTGGCTCGGCGAGTCGTGCTTGTCACGACTTTTAACCGCTAATCTGATGATTAGAGGTCGACTTGAAAGGGCGGCACTCTACCCGTCATGTCCGTCCTATTTGTCATACCTGCTAATTTCCCCAGCCTTTCGCTAAACCCCCTCGCGATCCCGCCAGAGGAGTAGGACTAACCGCCATGAGCCAATTACTACACACCCTTTCGTATAAACTTCCCCGCGAATGGGAAGACGCGCTCGACGGTTGGCTAACACGGTTGATGGCCGCAGGCACCTCACCAGCGACGCGACGCACCCGCCGGGCACACATCCGCTCCATCGCCCGGCAGATCGGCGCCCAAAGCCCACGGGACGTGACGACCGAAGAACTGCTTGTGATTCTCGGTCGACCACAGCTGTCTATTGAACACCGCCGCGGACTACGCGCCAGCCTGGGATCGTTCTACCGTTACTGCATCGACTCGGGAGCTATCCACTCCGATCCCACCCTGACGTTGCCCAACGTGCGCGCCGCCTCCGCCGCCCCCAAACCGGCCACCGATGCGATCTGGCGGCAAATCCTCGACACAGCCGATCAACGCACTCGACTAATGGCGCGCCTAGCCTGCGAGGCGGGACTGCGCCGCGCCGAAGTCGCCTGTGTGCACTCTGATGACCTTGTCAACGGGATTGACGGCGCCGAACTCATCGTGCACGGCAAAGGAAACAAACAACGTGTTGTGCCAATCACCGTGACACTCGCAACCGAGATCGCCAAAGCCTCCCCATTCGGTGGATACCTGTTCCCCGGGAAAATCGACGGTCACATCAGCCCGGATCGCGTCGGGCATCTCGTCAGCAAAGTCATGCCCAAAGGGTGGTCCATGCACAAACTGCGTCACCGCTTCGCGACGCGCGGTTACGCCGGAACTGGCAACCTGCGCGCGGTCCAGGAAGCACTCGGCCATGCTTCAGTCGCGACGACGCAACGCTACACAGCGGTTGCCTCCCGGGAAGTCCGAGCGGTCACCGAAGCTGCCGCCCAGCCGGTTGGCGCTGCGTAAGAAAAGGAATCGTCATTGTTGAAGAGATCAACACGGGGACCGGAGGGATACTGTGCCAATGCAACTAGGTGATCACATCAGTTTCGAGAAGGACGGCGTCGTGCGCACCGTCCGTGTCGAGTCGGTTCGCTACGCCAGCGGTTCACCGGCCGTCTACCGGCAGCTGAATCGCTGGCAGTCATTCATTCGGCGCCTGACACCACGTCGCTGGCGTCCGACGCTGATGGTGCGCGAGGCCCAGCCGTCATCAATCACGATCAACGGCGACGGGGATCAGTTCGGCAAGACCATCGCCCAACTCGAGCAGATGAAGGGCGGCTGGAACCGGATATTGGACAACCGGACATGACCGATGACACCGTTGCTGGTCCGGCGAATGATGCGACGGAGTTTCTGCCGCCGGTGACTCAGGCGGTTCCGGAGTTGGCGTGGTCTCAGGATGAGACCGTGGAGGTCCTCTATCCGTCGTGGCGGGAGACATACGGGACCGCGGCGGTGATCACGGTGTGCTGTCTGGTGGCGGCGTTCGTGATCGCGATCGTCGGCTGGGTGCTGCTGCGGGAGGATGATCCGGTGCCGCCACTGTCGCCGGGCGACGCGACTCCTGTGCTCGCCCCGGCGCCGACATCGTCGCCGCTTCCACGCCCCACGCAGGAGCCGGACGTGTCGCGGCCGGTGAAGACGATGGCGCCGAACCCCGTAGCCGCTCCCCCGCCCGCGCCGACGGTGACCGTGACACCCACGCCGATCGCCGCGGCACCGTCTCGCCCGTCGGCGGCCGATCTCGACGAACGCTACCTCTCGGCCATGACCGCCGGCGGGTTGCGCATCACCGACGTGCAGACCGTCATCACCGGCGCGCACAACGTGTGTCGATTCCTCGCGACCGGCCACACCGAACCGCAGGCTGTGTCGGTGGCGATGGGCAACAACGCAAGCCTGACCGAGGCGAACGCGCACACCCTCGTCGACTCGGCCATCCAGGTGTATTGCCCGGACGCGGGCTGACGATTATCGGCGCTTGGAGGGATGGATGGACGTGATACCTGACGAAGTGTGGCGAAACGCGGTCGCCGGACCGACGCAGCCCGTTACGTCACCAGCGGAATGCTGGCATTCCGGACCAGTCCGAACAGACATCGCGCGGATCGGAGACGCCGTTATCGCCAGTACATCATGCGTGATGTGCGGCCGCATTCTCGGCACTGGCAGCGATGGTTAGGCCAACGTAAGACGAGAGGATTATCAGCATGAGCGTTACGGACGAGTTCGGCAACACCGAGCAGGAGATTCGTCTCGTCGCTATCGCGGCTCATGCGCGCGGCGACTATGTGGCGGAACGAATCGCTCTCGACCGGCTGGCGCTGATGGAACGCGACGCCGAGCGGCTTACATAAATCCTCAGGTTATCGGCAAGCAGCGCCGCTATATCGGTAGAGGGAGCAAACATGGATGAGCAATTAGACCAGATCGGTGCGGTACTTCGGCACCGCGAGAAGCACGGGCGGCATCTGCATCACCGGAACTGCATCCACAACCTGCCACCCGAAAAACAGGTGGCCATGCGCGGTCGAAGCGTCGAATGGTGGACGACGGTTATCGGCCCGTTGCCCGAGCAGATCACGCCTGATCAGTGGGAGTGCGAGCCCCCGATTTGCGATTCGTAGCGCCCACTTATCGGCACTTAGGAGAATGGTGAAAGTTCTACTGCGGCACGTGCCGAGCACGGGCACGGAGTACGTCGATCTTGCTGGCATCCCACAGGTTGACGATGAGATCCACTGGCCCGACCGCATTCTCCGCGTGCATTCAGTGAAATGGTTTCCGCTGCCAGGTGGTACGCCATTAGTCGGCGACGATTCGCCCGTGGCTTGCCTCTACGTGTCGAACCTGACGTAAGACAAATGATGGCGATGTGCTCGAACCCGTCGAACGCCGTGACCTGCACTAATAGATACAAGCATTCGGATAACCGCAGGTCAGGACCGGCGATGTGCTCGAACCCGTCGCCGACGTCCTGCACCTGACGTAAAGCCCCCAGGTTATCGGCAAAGCACCGCAACGTTATCGGCGAAGGAGAAACGATGGACGAGCCATATTGGCGCAGACTTGGACTAGTTCGTGGACTGCGCTGGCTACCGCAGCGGATGGCGTTGAACTACCTGCACAAGCACATGGGCGCACACCTAGATGACAACTGTTCGATGTCAGGCAAGGTGCTCGTGCGCGATGGCGTTCGACTACGGGTAGAGGTTACTCACGCCTGACAGATGTGATTGGAGTTATCAACCATGAGCGAGCTTGCAGAGCGCATAGCCGCGATCATCAGCCGCGCACAGCAGTTCGGGGGCATGGAATCGACCAGCCCAGAATTCATCGCGGACGACATCGTGAGCGAACTTGGCCTAGACCGTGTCGCGTATCAGTTATCCGTCATGGATAAGCGGCACAGGGGCACCAAAAGCAGTCCTCATTGCTTGATCTGCGCGCGCAAAAACTGCTACCACATGGGCGCTGGGTTGACGTAAGACCGCAACCTTATCGGCGAAAGAGAATGGATGAGAATCGACTGGGAGAAGTGGGATCAACCCACGTGGCCGATGCTGATCGGCCTGGTGATCGGCATGTCGCCTGCGGTGGCGCTGATCGTTTGGGCCGCCACGTTCCTGCCCGCAACGGGCTGCTCGGGTTGACGTAAGGCAGGAAAGAGCGACATGGAAAAGCTGAATGCCATCGAAGTACTGTGCCGCCACGCGCTCGACATGCTCGAAAACGACGGCTAATACCACGCCGAGGACTTGGCCGACTAGATACTCGTCATCATCCATGGCCTTACATAAGACCGCAACGTTATCGGCGAACAAGAGGAGCGAGATGGGTGTCTTTGGTCCCGTCAACACTTGCTGCGGTGTGACCGCATCCGTAGGGCACGACTTGTATTGCGAAAACCATCAAGAGTTACCACCGATGACCGACCAGAGCAGCCAGCAGCACTACATGCTGCCCGGCAGTCACGAGCGCGCGGGCGGCCCAGAATGCCGCTGCGGGTGGGGCTGGGACAGGTGGAACGACCGATGCCTGTCACAGGCGACATAAAGCCCCCAGGTTATCGGCAAGAAAGAGAGGACGGCCATGCGTGATTGGCAACTGCGCGACCAGCTAGTGCTCTGGGGCACGGATCGTGAGATACCGGGCCAACGAGCCGTCATTAAGCAGTACGGACGCGACTACCACGTGGAGCACTTCGTTGGGCAGACCCACTATCGCAAGGAATCTCGTCCGACCCTCGTCGGTGCGATCCGGCTTGCCGAAAAATGGCTTACGTAAGGCGATCTTCTCGGCGATTTCGTTACGCGTCCGCTTCCACCGTCCTACGCTCGAAGTCATCTTGGGGATTGGAGTCGAAATGTCTGCTCTTGCCGCGCGTATCAGCCTAATCGTTGTTTTGGCCGGGTCCGCGTTCATGGCTGCTGGTTGCACAGTGCCCGGCGGCTGTTATGGGCAGCTCGGGTGCGGTTTCTGACCTGACTGACGGCTCGGCGTACTCGACTGTCAGTGTGGGTTGACGGTTGCGTCGGGGTTGGGGTTGTCCGGGTTGATGATCGGCCCGGTCGGTGCGCCTGGTGTGGGCGCTGGCGGCAGCGGTGGCATGACGGGCTCAGGCACATCTGGTAGCGGCGGTGCCCCTGGCGGTGGTGCTGGCATCTCATCGGCACCGATCGGTACCGGCCGCGGCGCCAACGTTTTACACGGACGCGGATGGATCTCGTTCTTCCACGCCCCCGGCGGATTCGGCGCTTCGGCCATCGAGAAGTCCGGGCACGCCCAGTAGGAGATGCCGCGCAGCACACCCGCAGGTATCCCCACAGAGAGGGAGGCGTTGAACATCATGAACGTCACCCCGGCGGTTGCGGTGACCTGCCACATGCCGCCGCCGTAGAGGGTGGTGTGTCGGGATCCGTTGATTTCGATGGGGAATTGGCAGGCGTAGTCGTATTCGCCCATCGCGGCGCCGAACGTTCCGACAGCCGGATAGTCGCAGCCGCCGGGGCCAGGGACCTCTCCACCAATGTCAGCATGCGCGAGCGGCGCACAGAACAGCGCTGCCACGGTGAACGCGAGGATGATGACGTGTTTCATGTGTTCTCGTCTTCGACTGCCGCCGCGAGGACGGACAGAAGGTCGTATCGCTTCGGCCAGATGTGGATGAGATGCCCGGCGATGTAGACGACCGTGCCGCCCCACAGCAACGGATGGCTTTTGGTGTAGCGGGCTGAGGCATCGGACAGCATTTCGCCGCGCGGGCAGGCGATGTCCCATGCGATGATTCCGCCGGCCATCGCTAGCCACGCGCGATCCGCTGCTCTCATCACAGCACCTATCTACAGGTCAGCCACTAACTCGGGCGGCGCTTCAGGGCAGTCGTTGCCGGGCCAGTTGTCGTTGACCCAACGGATCACGCGGCGCAGATATGCGATCGCGACGCGATAATTCTTCTCGGATTCGGCGACCTTGAGTTCGGCGGCGGCGTTGCGGATCTCGGCGTCATCCAAGCGCTTCTCGACGTCGCCAAGTCGGTCGGATAGGTGCTCGTTCCACTTCTGCATTCCCTGGGTGATCTTCGCCCATTCGCTGCTGGCCTGTTCACGCTCGGCGACGACCGCCTTGTGCATCTCTGCTCGGGCGCCTTCCTCGGCGGCCTCTGCGGAATCCACGGCAGCGCTCGCCGCTGTGGCTTGCGCGTCGGCGGCTTTGTCTGCGGCGGCGGCGGTGCGGTGCTTGGCGCGGCGATCGACCAGAGCCGCCCACACGACGGCGACGGCACCCGCGACCGGTCCCAGGTAGGGACCGGCATTCCCCCAGTTCACGTCACCGGGGTCGACTTAGGGGACGCCCTGCGCTTGGCAGCCACTCGCGGCAGAAATGATGCGGTGCCGTTGTTCTGCCGCAGCGACATCACCGCCAACAGGACGGCGTAGACCGCTGCGTAGCCAGCCGAGGACAGCACGCACGTCCAGGACACGTCCTGCAGGGTTTTCGTCGCGCTGCCGGTGAGGACACTCATCGCCGCGGTGGCTGCGGCGATCGCAGCGTTCTCCCCGGCGTGTTCAGCCCAGACGATGCCCGGCATATGCCAATTGATGTGCACGATAATCCCTTTCACGGGGAAACGAGCGGCACGAAACGTTTAGACGGCGTTCAGCGCGTTCTGCAACACATGCAACGCCTTGTCGGCCTCGTCGATCGCTTTGACCGCGGCCTGCACTTCAGCGCCGGCGCCGGGGATCGCGCCACCGAACCTCGCTGCGAAGTCGGCGTACTTGGTCACGAGGTCGGCCAGGTGCACGGCTTCGTTGACTGCGGCATCGACCTCGGCCCTGATTGCTGAGATGTCCATGGTGATTCCTTTCCTAGATGCCTAACTGGTGAGGTAGTGAGTTGCCGAGCGCGAGGGCGTCGCTGATCGCGGCGATCATCCCGTCTTGGTACTGAAAATGGCCCGCATTTTGGCCCGCGCCGAAGAACTCAGCAGTGTTCACGAGTGCCTCGACGTCGCCGATCGGTTTACCCAGGAGTGTCGCCAGTTCGATGATGTCGACGAAATTGGGCTGCATGATGATGCGGAAGAACAGGTACTCGACGCTGCCTACCGATGGCAGTGACGTCCAGGGTGAGCTGCCCACGGGTGCGTCGGCGTAGAGGTCGTTGGGGTTGACGAATGAGTAAATCAGGAACTTTCCGTCTGGCGCCTTGAGGTTCGCCTGCTCGACGGTGTAATCCAGTGGTCCACCTATACCCCCGGTGATCTGACCGTCGACCTTGCCGGGCATCGGCATCCCCGCGAGTTCGTTGCCGTGGGCGATGCCTGGGCAGCGGAACGGATCGCCGAACGCGTAGATCCGGTAGATGTATGGCAGCAGATAGTGGAAGGGCGCGCCGTCCGGCAGGACATCGAGGAAGAAGAACTGCAGCGCCGCCATCACGCCTTGCGACCACGCCGAAATGATCTGCGCCAAACCTTCATACGTGCCGTGTTGCTTGTAGTAGCGCATGGCATGTGCGCCCGTCTGGATGCCGAGGTTGGCTCGGCCGGTCTGCACGCTCGGCCACATCGGCACCGTCTTGGCCGGGTAGCCGACACCTGGGGATTCCCACAGACCGTCAGCAACGTTGGCCAGGCCGCCCACAACGCCGGAAGCAAAGCCGCACCAGTAGCCGTTGCCGTCGTCGGTGATGAAGCTTGGTGGATTCGGTGCTCCCGGATAGACGGTGCCTTCGACGGCGAAGATCGCGCCAGCCGGGCTATAGACCTTCCCGTTTGCTTGCGCGCGGACGTTGACGAATAGGCTACTTGTCACGGTGCGCTTCTAGCGCCTGCTGCGTCGCACTGGGCTTCGGAGGCTCACCCTTGTAGTTGACGCTCAGTGGCTCGTCGTCATTGATGTGAATGTTCTGGGACAGCACCCATTTCGTGCATGTACGCAACATGTCGAGAGCGTCGTAGTCGTTGCCGTCCTGCAGCTTTGCCGTGCGATCCAGGTTCTTGTCGAGGCTGGTGATGGAGTCCCAGCGTGAGGACGTGACGTTGCTGACCTCTGGATAGGCGTAGTCGATTGAACGCCCGAACATGTGGGAGTCATAGAAGCGCGCGACCAGCGCCTCGGGGAGGGCTGGCGTTCCGGGGCCGCTGTTGCCGTTGGCGAGATTGTTGACGTCCTGATCTGCGGTCACGATTTGCTCCCTTGAATGAAAGACTCAACCTCACGCTTAAACGCCGCCAACCCGTCACGCACGGTGAGTTCCTGGCCTTGCGAGTTGGTGCCCATGGAGGATTCCGGCCCCCAAATGTCGGGTCCTAGCTGAGTCAGGATGTTAACCACGGCTGCGGCGATGCCCATGACCGCGTTGTACATATCTGCTTGCTGTTGATCGGTGAGCGCCATGAATGCGCCTCCTCCTGAAGGTGGTTGCGGTGGTGCGGGCTGGTATTGTCCGTAGTCGTCGGTGTGTGCTTCGTTGATGTCGCATTGGACGCCGTCGATGGTTTGGTAGCCAAGGTTGTTGCGCTGCATGATATTTACGGCGCTCGTGATGGAATTCCCAGACCAAGCTTCTGTCTGCCAGATGTATTTGACGCCGACGGCGCCCTGGGCGCGGGTGCAGATCCAGTAGTCGCCGTAGAGCCCGACGTAGTCCATCCCGCCGAGCACTGATGCCGCGCCCTGTAGGTATTGCTCGACGGGAGTGTCTTGGTTGGGCGCTTCGTCGAAGTCGCAGGAGAAGTAGATGGCGGGGTTGTGTGGTGCGCCGGGAAGGCTGCGCACGTAGTTGAGTGCGACCTGGGCGTCGGCCACGCCTGCGCTGTAGCCGCCGAGCATGAAGTCGGCGGTGGTCTCCCAGTTGAAGACGACCGCGATCCCATTGGCTGTCAAGTCAGCGAATTCGTCTGGGAGCAACTGCTTTCCCGGCAGACTTGAGCCTCCATCGCTCAAGTATCGGCAGACGAATGCTGCGCCCGCGGCTTTGAGTGATGCACCGCTGATCCTGCCGCCCGCATAGTCATAGCCGCGCGGGTAACCCATCGCTTGCCTCCGTGGTGTGTCTTCGATGATCGGGCCGTCGTAGACGTACCAGTCGTTCCAGTACGTGCTGCTGATGCCGGTGATTTCGGGCGGTTCAGTACACACGCCGTAGTCTCCGTTGGATTCCATGTCCCAGCCGTCGATCTGGCAGGCCATGTGGCTGTTGGGTCCGCCGCCGCCGTGCATGATGCACACCTTCAGCGGGTAGTCACCGTTGACCAGATCGTCTTTGGTGGTGCGCCGGAAACCTGGCAGCGGGCCGGGGAATGTCTCGGTGGAGAACAGACGCGACCACGACATGCCCGGGCCGTTGATCGCTGCGCCCAAGACGATGCCGCACAGGCCGGAGCAGTCGGCGCCGACACCAAAGTTGTAGGGGTCGAACACGCCTGCGTACTCGTATTCGTCGCCGGGGCCTTCGTCGATGTCGGCCGATTGTAGGAGCGGTTGGGCGTCGGTGGTGAGGCGGTCGAGAAAGACGCGCTGAGCGAAATTTATGTTGGAACGCAGGAGGGTCACCGCAACGTCCTCATATCCCCGCGTACATGAATGCGATAAATCCCAAGCATCCCAACACGATCAACGTCGGAACATCCCAGAAGAACCAGACGACTTCGGCAATGATGACGGCGGCCGCCGCTGCAATGACCCAGCCGCATATCGTGCTCAGCCGGTTGTAGTAGGCGGCGTCTTTGACCTTGATGCTCACCAGCCGCCTCGCGTCGCTCGGACATAGGCACCTTGACGCATCCACGCGGGAACCGACGCCATCTTTGGACGTCCTGGCGGCAGGAACCGACGCTTCATTTCCGCGAAGACGGCGGCGAGTTCGGCCTTGGTTTCATCGGAGAGTTCGTCGGTGAGAGGGTTGGACATCAGAGAATCCTCGGCACTTCGATGACGACACTTTTGCCGCACCCTGGGCACCAGAAGGCCAACCCATCGGCGAATGCCGGAAGCGCGCAGCCAAGGCACGTGATATCGGTGATCACTCGATCAGCCCCCTAACATATCTGGCAGCCTCGAAGTCGCTGGCGCTCGCCACGTGAACGCCGCCGTGGCCTCGATGATGAAACTCACACAGCCACATCAGATTTGAACCTGACTCGACCCAGGAGCCGATCGAGTTGGGATCAGAGATGCCGGGATAGTCGACCTCTAGCCATGCAAGGTCGACACCGTTCTGTAACGCGAACTCGACGTGTGCGTGATGGAGCTCGAGTCCGCCGTGGCATTCGCTGAAGTCGTTGCGGTGTTCCCCGATGGCGCATTTCGCGGTAGCTTGTGTGCGCCGCCGGTAGTGGTTGAAGTCGGCGTAGTGGGGATCCGATTTGCGTTCGGGATGCGCCGGGTAGTGCAGCCTGTAGTGGTGACTGACGTTGGCGTCATGGGAGGGGGTGCTCACCCAACCATTCCTTCGATGCGTCCGAGCGACGCTTGCGTGGAGCCTTCTCCATGACCGGCCCCGTGTTGAACAGGTTGAGGTCGGCCGCCAACTTCTCGCGGTCGATTCCCTCGGGGCTCTTGTCCGCGGTGAACAGTTCCTCGGTGAGTGCGACGACGGCGACGGTTGAATACGTCTCGTAGAAGCCGCGGGTGATGCCCTGCTGCGCGCCCCACGTGTAGAGCTGAGCAGTGTTCTTGTCCGTGGCGCCGACGATCGGTACGTAATGCTGTCCCTCAATTTTGTGGCGCCCGTGCACGAGGTGCCAGGGTTCGCCGTTCTCGAATTGGGCGTCGCAGAAGTCCGGCACCTTGATTCCGATGCCAACCATGTCGAAAAGGGACAGCGCGACCAGGAGCTCGTCAAAGTCGCCGACCGTCAGACCCGCGTAGGCGACGACCTTGTGGTAATTCCCATCAGCGTCAACGATCCCGGTGGCCTTGCGGTACTCGTAGAGCTCGTGGACGTCCGTGCCGTTGTCGGTGCTGGGGTCGCCGTTATAGCCCGCGATGTCGGCGTAGTTTTGGATGGCGGTGTCGTCGTTGAAGTTGACCGTCACCCCACGCAACGCGTTGGCGAGGCGGACTTCCTCGATGCTGCCGGCGATCGCGCAATCGCCGAGTGCCTGGTTCATGAACATCTCGGGTTGGATCGCGTCCGGATGCCCGAGAGGGAAGGTCAACGAGTCAACGTCGGGGAGGTCGCTGGTGTAGTAGGCGCAGAGAGAGACGCGCGGTTGGGCGACTACGGGTTTGAGGCCAAGACGATACTTCACTAGATCTCCTACTGTTCTGCGGTGAAAGTAAATTCGGCCGATGTTGCTTCGGCGCCGGGGTATTGGGTGTCGCAGGTGATGGTGCCGGTGTAGCTGGCGGCGGCCAGGGCGTCGATGGTCCAGGTGAGTTGTCCGTTGGTGAGCGTGGGTTGTTCGGTGATCTCGGTGGCGTCTCCGCTGGTGTCGACCAGGCGTATGGAGAATGTCCATGGCCCGTTGGCTGAGGTGGGGGCTGGGCAGGTGATGTGGACTGTGCCGCCGCTTTGTGGTGCTGCGTCGGGGGGGTTGGTGGTGGCCGACCATTCGAGTGGGGTGTTGGTGGTGTAGGTGGTGGTGAAGTCGGTGTTGGTGAGGATGTCGACGTGGACTCCGTCTGAGACGATCCAGGATCCGTTGGTGCCTTTGAGGTCTGGGTAGCCGGTGCGGGTGAGGGTGATGTTCCAGACGACGTAGGGGGGGTTGGTGTTGGGTTGGACGGATGTGGTGACGGTGCCGTGCCAGCCGAGGGGGGCGATGGTGTTGAGCGCGGTGACGACGTCGGCGGCGGTGGCGGTGGAGATCAGCCATGCGGTGATGGGTTGGGGGGTGATGGGGTTGACGGTGAGGCTCACGGTTCGTCCCGTAGTTGGATGATGGTTTCGCCGTCGGAGGCGACGCGGGCGGGGACGTGGACTTCGATGCCTTCGTGTGGCAGTACTTCGAACGCGAAGCCGATCATGGCGTCGATCGCTGCGGCGCGGGTGTCGTCGGTCTCAACAACACGGTCTTCGGTATCAGCGCCGTGAGCTACCAGCGTCCAGGTGGTGCCGTTTTCGGGGCGTTTGGCTTCGATGACGCCGACGCCGGTGCGTGAGCAGGTGAGGACCATGCGGTCGGGGCCGTGGGGGACGATGCGGTGCGGGTTTGATCCGCCGTGTGCGCGCACGATGATTTCCCTTCTAGCCGCTGACGGAGGTGGCGGGTTCGACGTTGATGGAGCAGTTGGTGCCGACGGCGGTGATGGTGCCGCCGTCGAAGCTGTTGTAGCCGCAGAAGCTCAGCGCCCCGTTGGTGCCGGGTGGTGTGCCTGCGACGCCTGCGGCGCCGGTATCGGTGAAGGTGGTTGCGGTGGCGGCGACGGTGCCGATGAGGACGTTGTGGGTGCCGCTGGTGGTGCCGCGGTAGATGTCGTAGAAGGCGTCGGCTTGGGCTCGGGTGGCGAGGTCGTAGATACCGGCGACGTGGGACCAGTTGATGGCCACTGAAGAGGTGGTTCCGGTGGTGGTGGCGGAGACTTCGGCGCTGGCGGTGGTAGAGCCCGCGATGTTTCTGGCGCAGACCACGTAGTAGTAGGTGGCAGCGTTGAGGGTTCCCCCGGTGCCGGATCCGGTGGCGGAAACCCCGGACGGCACCGAGAGGGTGCTGCCCGTCTGGGTTGACCATGCGCTACAGCCGGTGTAGTTAGTTCCGGCGCCCCCGTAGCAGGGGATGTTGACGGTGACGAAGTTGTTGTCGCCGAGGCTGTCTGGCGTGTTGCCGGAGGACTGTTGCCGGGCGTAGGGGGATACGGATGCTTCGTTGGCTCCGGTGGTTCCTCCGTCGGCGGTGTTGAGGCCGAACCAGTTGCCGTAGGCGGCCATGGTGTTGGAGAGGCCTTGGAGGATGTAGGCGGGTACGCCCATGGGTTGCCCTTTCGTGAGCAGTAAGATGGCGAGATGGCGCTCAGATAAGCTGTTGTTTCGGCCGCCAGGCCCAACCACGTTCCCGCCGGGTAAAGGCGTTGACCTCAGTGATGAGGCGATGCAACGCCGCGTCGAGAAGCACTTCCGCGACGAAGCCGAGAAGAAATGGCATCAATAGGCGCGGCCCGCTATATAGGCGCGAGAGAAACTGCAACGCCGGTCCATGCAAAGTTGGCGCCCGATGTCGCAGTGAAACTGCCGTTTCCGTAGCCGACGATGATGGGGTCATTTCTGCTACCGACGCCCACCACGTAGTCGATTTGTGTCTGGTTGTAGGCGGTGATGGTGGATGCGCCACCTGTAACCCCGAACGATTGCAAGACAGTCCCTTTGGCCATCGGTGGCGACGCGGACTGAGAAAGCGCCAGGCCAGTCCCTGTCGTGGTCGCTACCGTGCCAATGGGTCCCGCGTTGACGAGGGACACTGAGATGGCCGAGACCGGCGTGCTGGCGCTCACGGTGAAAGACACGGTTTGCGACCCGGTGGGGGGGTTGTAAAGTACCCACGCCCAGCAGGCCGCCGTGTTGGCTATTTGCGTCATCGACGTGGCGCCGATCTTGCATGTTAGCGTCACTGACGCGCTTGCTGGGTTAATAAACACGAAGATCGCGTTGGCATTCGAGCCGATGGTGTGCGTCCAACTTCCGCTACTCACCAGTCCGCTAAAGTGCGCGTTCGCATCGACTTGCGGAGCCACGCTCGGCGGTATTCTCAACAGCGCGTTGTTGGGGAAGCCCCGCCCAAGCCTCGACAATTTAGCCGATCTCCCAAATGACCTTGGTGATCACCGACGCTGTCCCGGAGCCTGCGATCGCCCGAATGCGCAGGCATTCCCCCGCGCCCAGCACGCATTCGCGTCCGAGCGGGAACTGCGAATCCCAATCGGCGGGGTAGGCGCGGTGATCGAACAGGCGCGTCGCGGTGATCGTGCCCTCGCTAGTGGCAGGGCCGAATCCCGTCGCGGTCGTGCTCAGCGTGGCTTGGCTGGCCGGGCCGGTCGGGTCGCCCCATTTACCAACAGTTCCCGCAGTGGGCATTGTCGCGAACACTGTTCCGGTACACAGCAATTCAAACCGGACGGGAACTGTCGGCAGGGAGCTTCCGACGAACTCGTAACCCCACTGGATGAGCGTCACCGGATAGTTCGGGTCGGCCAACACCTGATGGATGGTCGTCGCTGTCGTCGTGACGCCGACCCCGGCCAGTGGTGATGTGAGAGCGTGCGTGTCGCCGCTCCATGAGATGTAGCGATGTCCCACAGGGATTCTCCTTAGATGGTGGCTGCGCGGGTAACCGCGACATTCTGTGAAGCGGGTGGCACGGGCGGCGGCTGGACTTCAGTGCCGGCGAACGTGTACGCGGCGGTGACCGCGTACATGGCGGATGCCTGCGGGACCACACTGGCCCCGAACTCCGCAGTCGCCGGGAAAGTCACTTCGGCGGAACTGAAGGTGCCTGCGTTCATCTCGTAGCGTGCAGACACCCGGAACGCGACGGTTTGCGGCGGGCGCACATGGTATCGGGCGTGGGCGTGGAAATGCACCCTACCCTTCGGCAGGTCGTGGATCGCCCACTGCGCTGATGCCTCAAAGGTGGCCTGCGCATAAATGACCGCCTGAACATACACTCCCGCCGCAGGAGGTTGGGCGGTCGTTAAAATGCCCTGCGCGGCAGGCAATGTCATAAAATATCCTTTATGAGGAAGGCAGCAGAACGCCGCCGACCGCGCCCCAGCTATAGGAGGTCGACTGCGTCGCCGTGAAATTCACGGTCGAACCACCCGCGACATCACCAATCACCATCGGAATACTCGCCGTATTGGCCTGGTTCCAGCGGCTAGTCTGATTGAACGAACTCAATACATACGGTGCTCCCGCGAAACCACCAACAACCAACTGCCCAGCAGTCGACCCGATCCCCGACAGCGACAACGCGGTACCCGTACCGGAATTGTCGTAGAAGTCCCCGAACGAACCCACGTTCTGATACGACATCGTGTTGCCCGCCAACTGACTGATGGTCGCGCCGCTCACACCGATGCTGACGGTCTGCGTCCCCGAAGGGGGTCCGATGATCCCGAACGCGACTATCCCGAATGCGTGACCGCTGGCGTTGTAGTAAGTCAGCTCGCCCAACTCGTAAATGAACTGCGACGTCCCGTACGTGCAAACAACAGTGGGGGTGCCGGCCGAGTATTCGACGGCGCCTATCAGCACTACCGCGCAGTTAGATCCGCCGCCGGAGGTGTGGGTCCAGGACAGCGAGTTCGTTCCGGTGTTCTCGCCGCCCGTACCGGTCGCTTCGTAGACCACGGACAGTTCGCTACCGCCGCCGATACCACCACCGGTGCCGACAGTGCCCGCCGTCGAAGAACCCTGCCGGGCAGTCAAATACACGGCACCCGCCCCGCCAGCGAACTGGCGTCCAACAGGCTCGGTGGCCTGATTACCGCCCGACGCCGCCCCGCCGGGCGCATTACCCGGATACGCCAAAGCAGCAGTCGTGGCCCCCCCGACATAGGTGCGGCCAGCCCACGTTTTGTTACCAGGACCCGGACCCATGCCGGTGGTGGCCTGGTTGGTGCTGGCCGGGTTGTAGTTCGCAGTGCCGCCGGGGCCGCCCGCCTGACCGCCGTCCGCGGAAAACAGGACCGTGCCGGCCGGATTCAACACAATCGACAGAGCACCCCAACTGTCGGCGACAGTCGAGGTTGCAGTGAACGTTGTCGGCGCGGTCGCATAACTGAGCGACAACCCCACCGAATAGTAGTTCCCGTTGGGAACGTATCCGTAGAAGCGGCGCGTTCCACCGGTGAAGCTACCCAACTGGCCGTAGCCTTGGTTGGCAAACGCCTGCACCACAAGCTGATTGGCGCCGCAGTCCACCGTCTGGGATAGCGCGGTCCCTTTTCCGTAGGCCTCGGTGACCAGCCCGGCGCAGGACACGTTGGTGAATGAGATTGACTCACCGGTGAAATAGGCAGCTTTATCGGTGGTGACGGTGATGGTGCCCGTACCAGCTGGGGCGTCCTCCATGCCGTACACGGCCAACGCCGCCACACCGCCAGTGTTGTTGAGATAAACCAAACCCAGCGGGATCATCGGCGTCGAACCGTATTTGACGTCGAATGTGCCCCAGGTCGTGTTCAAGCCGGCCAGCACATAGGCGCCCCCGGCTGCGGTGTGAGACCAAGATAGGGTTGTTCCGTTTCCGTGTGCACCCACGCCGACGGAATCGAATTGGGGTGGGCTGTCAAATCCGTAACCGACGATGGTTTTGGATCCCGAGCCGCTGGGGGCGTTACCCCCGGCCCCGACGAACACCGTCAGATCGGTTGTCCCCGACGGTATGTCGGTGCCGTACACAACGGTCTTGGACGCCCATTTGCCCGGCTCGCCGCCCTGTCCGAGATTCAACGTCCCGTACGGGATGCCCAGGAATGAGCAATAGTTGCCATCTGCCCACCCGGCCGCACCGCCAGCGCCGCAGCCGGCAATGTCAAGCAAGTCACCGGGCAGCATTGTCGTCGGCAACGTGTACGTCGACATGCCCGCGGACTCGAAGGGCTTCTGATTCGGCGGCCAATACACCGGCGGAATATCAGACACGCTCATGCACACAAACGGGCGGCTGCCGCCGTAGCCGAGCTGCGCCGGTGTCAGCGACGCCGGGGAGGCGCCCCCGGTACTGGCCGTGGTACGTGCGGCACCTAGATTCGGGGGAACCTGGTACGCCTTGTTCGGAGCCCCCGAAGTTTGGGCGACCACGCTGATCGCAGTAGCGGCGACGATCTCCCAGGCGATCAACTGCCCCAACGGCACCGACGGCTGATCCGCAGTCGGAATGCTGACCGGAGTCCATTCATAGTCACCGGTGGAGATCCCCGACGACAGATCGCTAGACGACCACAAGTTCGTCAAATCCCCCGTGACCGAATCCATGCTGTAGAGGTTCAGGTAAACACCCGAGGGCGTTCCGGAGGATTTCGCCATGAACTCCACAAACCCGACGGTGATCGCCGGGTTGGTGTTCATGAACCCGATGAGCGTGGTTCCCGCGGCGATAGTGACCGTCGGCAGCGTCCCGTCGGGCAACGGAAAAGTGACCTGCCCGGTTGGCTGATTTCCCTGCGAAAGAGGTTGCACCGAAACGTTACTCAAAATCTGGTGGTTAATAACCCCAAGCCCATAGGCGACCGCGAGATCGTTCGCGGATTTCCCTTGCGATTGCAGCATCTGAGCCAACGTGGTTCCCGACACCGACGTGCCGCCAGTCGCGGAGTTGAACCCGTCGAACATGTTCTGAAACGCCGTCGCCACATCCGCGATGCCCTGCGGGCCAGACACCTGTTCCCCAGCGAGTTTCGACAGGGTGGTGGCATCGATCAACGCCCCGTCCACCAGATTCGTTGGGGCGAACACCATCCCGTCGAGGTCGACCCAGACGATGCCGGTGACCATCGCGTCCGACGACACGTTGACGAACTGCCGCGCGCTCGCGGTGCCCGGAGGCATGACGAAGTCGGCCTGCAGGGTGACGTAGTTCCAGTGACTGGACGGCTCGGGGTCGCTGATCGTGGCCTCGTCGGCAAGGATCTCGGCCAGCAAGTTCCCGGCAGAGTCGTAGGCGTTGATACCCGCTTCAATCGCCGCACCCGACGCGGTCACGTTCACCCACATCACCGGCGCCGCGGCCGTGATGACCTCACCCTCCGACACCGCGAACGGTTCACGCAGGAACTGGTGTTGAATCCCATTAGGAGACGGATGAATCAGTCCATCGCGTTTAGCCTGCGCCGCAATGTTGGTCAATTCATCCAAGGCGATCTGAGGGAAGGTCCGCTCGTCCCCCTTCGCCAGGAACGGTTGCGCCTTGTAGTACATGTTGTGCGGGCTCGTCGCGCCGCCAAGCGCAGTGATCTGCGCCATCACCTGGCCGAGATAATCCTCAAGGATCCCGATCAGGCCACCCAGTCCGTACTTGGAGTCCCAGGCGATGATGTTCTCGAGGATCGTGCCAGCGCCCGTGTAGGACTGGTTGATGAAGGCGTAGAACTGGCGCAGCGACAGGCCGGGGATGCCCGCGATGTCACCGACGTTCCCGCACACCGCGTCCGCAGGCGGGATGACGGTCACACCACTGATCGGGGTGCACGCGTAGTAGTCACCCGGCGCGCAGAAGTCCCACCACAAATCCTCGGTACCGACGAGGTTTCCGATCTTCGGGTTGGACGGATTGGCGCTGCCCGCATACGGTCCCGTCGTCATCAACGACACACAGCACATGCCCGCTGTCCCCGGCGCCGGATCCGCATAACCCGGGAAGGTGTGGCCTTCTTCGCGTCTCAGGTTTCCGAACGCGAACCCGCCCAGGAAATCCTTGCGCCGGCTCTGCATGGTACCGAACCGCAGCTCATCGTAGACAGCCGCGCCGACCTGACAGCCTTGACTGTCCATGATGAACACGAACGGCCCCGGCGTCGCGTTGATCTGATTTATCAACCAGGTGGCACCCGACTGCACCGACGGACCCATCGGATACTCAGCCGCAGGATACGGGACGTTGATCCACTCGAAATACGTTTGGTCGGTCCCCGTCAACGCCCAATCAACGACATACCCCAGATACGCCAACACGGAATCGTCTGGGTTGCCGGAGGCCTGACGCAGATACTCAAGAATGATGCCGCTCTCCGTGGTAATCGGAGAGAACAAGCTGATTCCCTGGCTCGTGCCGACGATGTTATAGATGACAATCCGGCCCGGACGAATCGTCCGCACCGCACCCGATGGCGTGTTACCCAGCCATCCGTCCCAACACCACAAACCCTGACCCTGAATCCCCGCACCCATGTTGAAACCGGGGTTGTGTAGGGCGTTCTTCGTGGTGCCGGAGGGTGCGAGCGCTTTGAACAGGTTGGCGGGGATCGCGGTGTTGGCGGCTAGAAGCGTGCCGAGCTGCTGCAACGCCTGATCCGGCGTCAGCTGCGGCACGGTGGGCGTCGTGGAGCTGGTGCCCCCGCCGCCCTGCCCGAAGAAGCTGAGTAGCCACTGGATCAGGTTGAAGTTGTTGGTGGAGGTGGTCTGCGCGCTGGACGCCGTCTGCAGCGCCGTGGTCGCGGTTCCCTGCGCGCTCGTCGCGGTGGTCTGCGCACCCGTTGCCACCCCGAGCGCCTGCTGGGCCTGCTGCTCAAGCGCTTGGCCCCACGCAGTCAGGAAGGCGAACGGCTTGACCCCGAGGATGCTGATGCCACCCAGGGCCATCGCGACCTGACCCAGGATGCCATCGAGGAACGCCTCACCGTACGCCGCCTGCTGTCCCGGGCTGAACGGCTGCTGATTAAGTCCGCTGGACGGCGCCTGATGGACCGAGGGGTCCGGCGTGGACGCTAACGGGTAGCTCATGGCTTAGAGCGGCACGCCCGCGAAGCCGACTGTAAACGACGTCGTCCCCGTCGAATACTTATCGGCCGTTGAAGCCTGCTGCTCGCAATTCAGGTAGATCGTGATGCCCGTGTTGGCGCCGACCTGCGCGTAATTACTCGTCAGGAGGCCCGCGTACTCGGGGATGGCGTGCACGCTCCACGGGTTGGTGCCGATAACCGAACCTGGGGGGCCGCCGCCGCGGGCGATCTGCAGGCCATTGGTCTGGTTGATCGCTCCGCCTAGCCTGGCCACCACGTCCACCTGTGTGTTGGCGGTGCCGGTGATGACGCTGCGCGCGAACGCGAATGGTGTCACCGCGATCGGAAAGCCGCCGGTGATCGACAGGGTCGCGAGGGTGCGGACCTGGCCGCCCGTGGTCCCGGTGGTGGGGATGTTGGTGATGTTGTACCAGGCAACAATTGGAACGGGCTGCCATTGCGCCTCATTGGTGCCCGCGCTGTAGCCGATCATGTAGTGGGCTTGCGGTGTGCCGATGAGGTCGGTGGGTTGCGGGCTGATCAGCGTGTTCGCCGCGTCGGCGCCCGTAAGCCCTTGAGGGATGTCCATGTCGACCCGATAGACCGACGCCTCGCCCGGTCCGCCGGGCGCGGTCTGGGTGAGGGTGAAATCAGCCGGCTCACCGGGTCCGACTGTGGTCGCAGTCCCCTTGGTCAGCTGCGGAGACTCTCCCGGCAGCCCATCGAACACCGGAGGAATGTTGACCACCGCGCCGCCCGGGCCGAAAACCGCGACAGCTGTTTGGGTTTGAGACGGATTGATACCCGCCGGAAACAACGTCGGCCCGTTATAGAGCGCCGCCCCTTCGCCGTAACCTTCGGGGTTGAACGTCCACACCCCTTGCGGATAGTTCGTTCCGCCCGCGGTGATGTCGTAGTCCACCAACAGGACCGCACCCGACGACGGGGCAGCAGCCAACGTCAACGTCGATGCAGCGGATTCAGTGTAGTCGACGCCCAAATCCAGGCGTGCACCGTTCTTGAAAACCCTTGTGGTGCCAGTAACATACGGCTGCGCGGTCGTGAACACCCTGTTGGTGCCGTTAACCGAACCGCCCGGCGTCTCACCGTAGATACTCAACGATTCTCCTAAGCTGCTAGCCGCTCGGCGGGGCGAGCAACATGAGGTTGACGTCTTCTTCGAGACCGACGAGCTTGCGCTGGAAGATCGCCATCGGGGACTCTTCGCGCCGGCCGTCGCCGACCTGGACTTCGACCTTGCCGCGGTTGTTCACGTCGTCGGTCACGGTGATCACGTCCACGTAGTCGGTGAACACGATGCCCCGCTTGATCACCGACGCCATCGCGCCGGGGAAGATGTCGCGGCCGACCTGGTAGCCCTGGCCGTTGGTGAACGAGAATTGCGCCGACGGGTAGCCCCTTGTGTCCCACATGGCCTTGATGGCGTCCATGAGGGTGTCGACGTTGTAGGTGGACTGCGACGGGAAGAACTTTTCCGGAGGCCCATACGGCCCCATCTGCACGCGCCGGTCGAACGCCTCGAAAATCTCGAACGCCAGGAACGCGTTATCCAGGATCCCGTCCAACAGCGAGTTCGAGATTCCGGTGATGCCGATGAACATCATGAACATGTCCACGAGCCACTCGAGGGTTGCATTCAGGAGGTCGTTCAGCCACTGGGGTGAGCGTCCCCCTAGCACCAGGGACCATGCCAACGGTGCGTGGAAGGCGACATCCAACGCGGTGATGCCGGAGTCGTCGACGTCGGCGTTGAAGATCACCCACGGCGGGGTGAAGTTCACGCCCAACGTGGGGGCGATGACGATGTTCGAGCCCGGCGGCACGTACTCGTTGTTCGGGTTGAGGAACGGCGCCAACACTCCACCCAGCAGGCCGTCTTCGGCGTCCAGGCCGAGCTCGAGCAGACCGTCGAACGGGGTGTCCGTCGGCCCGGTGACACCCATGTAGTCCTTGATGTTGAACACATAGGTGGGGACTTGCAGCGGGAACAGCACACCTGCGGGTTGCGGATCACCGGGCATCCACAAATCCAGTGACGGGTAGAGGCCGTTGTCTTTGATCTGCTGGGTGATGAGTTTCCAGCAGGTGTCCATGCGGCCGTGGAACGCCGTCCAGATGGAAGTGTCGGCCAGCACGTCGTATTGGGCCACGCACACTGGTGTGGTGACCATCTCCATCAAATCGTTGAGGGACAAAGACTGTTGGGTGAGTAGCGTCCCGAACCAGGTCCGCCAATCCAAGTCCAGCGACCCGAGATGGTTGACCAGATCCCACAACCCGAGCTGCAGACGCAAGTTGTTTTCGGCCACCATCGTTTTCAGACAGGTGATCGAAGGGCCGATGAAAATCGCTTCGCTGGGCTGAATCTCTATCGGCAGGAACGGGTGCGGCCACACGAGCACACGGTCGAGGTACGTCATGATGCCAACCAGCTGGCATTCAACGACTTTCGTGCCGTCTTCGAGCATCTTGTCGTGCGCCGTCTCCACCCAGAACGCGCGGCGCAGCGCACCGTTGGAGAAGGCGATGGTGACCGGGACCAACTCTTGCCAGCATTTGAGCATCGCCGGTGCGAGGGGATCGTTCGCGTCGACGACGATCTGTGCTTCGTCCAATTTCAGGCGGGCGATGGTGGCTTTGAGGCTGATGCAGTTGTTCAGCTCACCTTGGACGCGGTAGTACTTGTCGTAGACGACCACGTCCATGTCGGTGGGGACGGCGGCATCTGGTGCGCCGGCGGCGATGGCGGCTCCCGACGCTGCGACGGCGTCTCCGCCGTTGAGTTGTGTGATCCACGCCTGCTGTTGGGCCGGGCTGGTCACTCAGGCCACCGCCGTTGCGGGTCGATCCGTCCTACGATCTTGCTGCTGCTGTTGCCGCCGGTGATCTTCACGGCGAGGTATTGCGGTGTCGCCCACTGCGGTTGCCGCACACCCGGGAACGGGATGCTGTAGCGGCCGTTCAGCAGCGAATACAGCGGACCTTGCGGTGGCAGGATCCCAAACAACGACTCGAACCACTGGATCAGCGGCGGAATGTTGTTGTTGTACACGAAGTTAACGATGGCTTCGATCAGCTCCTGCACACCGTTGAGGGACTGCGTCGGCGCGGACGTCAAATCCGTCAACGTCCGCAACCGGGGCAGTGTGCGCATCAACACGATCTGCCCGGCTTTGAGCGGTCCGAAGTCGATCCACACCTTCGAGTTCTGCCCGTTGCCGAACGAGAACGTGCCCGGCCCGTAGAACAGCAGGGTCGGCCAACCGAACTGGTCACCGATGTTGAGGAACTTCAAAAACCCTGAACCGCTTGCGGATTGAAACTCGTCCACCGACGGGAACCCATACCAGAAACCGCTATCGCAGCGGATCGTCTGGGTGAAGGCCTTAGCCCGCAACAGCCGGGGCATCTTCTTCATGGTGTCCGGCCACGGCTTCGACAACCGGGCGGGGAAATACCAGTAGCCGCGATCCTGCGTCCAATACTCGAACGTGTTGAGCTGGGTGGGATCCCACATGGACACCCATTCCGACACCAGCTTCGACAAGCCCTTCGGGGTGTTGGCATGTGCCTGCAGCATCATGTCCATTTCGAGGACGTCATAGGTGGTGCCGGTCCACGTCACACCGGGCTGCCGCGCGGCCTTCAAATCGATGTGCTTGAAACCCGGTGTGAGCCCCTTGATCCCGTCCGACAGGATGATGCCGTCCTGGATCCCGGGCCACGGCTTACCGGCGCCCGCGATTGTGCACTGCGTCAACCCGTCCTGGCTGGTGACCATGATGTTCTCTTCATCACCGGCCAACAGATCGGCCGCGCCCTGCGGGAGGATCGTCGCATCCGAGGTGGCGCCGATCAGCGGGTAAACCGTCACGGCGTCCTCATCGGATACGAGGCCTGCGCCCCGGAGTAGGTGCGCTGCAGGTCTTGGTGGAACTGGTCGGCGTTGTTGGCGTGGATGTGTTGATCGCCGTTGATCTGCATCCCGATCTGTGTTCCCGCCATTGCGTTTTCGTCTTTGTCGCCGGGGGTGCCGGACAAAGGTGCCTGCGTCTGTCCTGCCGTGTTGGGGGCGGCCGGGCGCACACCCGCAACACCAGCAAGAACCTTGCCGGGCAGCGTGTTCGCGAAGTTCGACAACGGACTATCGGCGGGCAGGAAAGTTTCCAACAATCCCTCGACGCCGATGCCGACGGCTTGGGCGCCGTAGGCGGCGGTGCGGTTGATTAACTGGAACGCCATGTCCATTGCGGAGCTGGCCGCCCCGCCCGCGGCGCCGAATGTGCCCGCGCTGGCGGCCATGCCAGCGGCCTGGGATGCGGCGCCTTCCGCCGCGCCGAGGAGGCCGCCCCCGAATCCGATACCCGAAGATGCGGGGAGTTCCTGGCCGAACGTCTCCTGCGACGAACCGGGCTGATTCAAGCCTTTTCGGGTCTTCGCGTCTTGCGGGTCGCCGCCGGGAAGGGCTTGTGCGCCTTTCGCCGCGATGTCGAGCGGCTTCGGGACACCCTCGTCCGGCCCGGGCTGCTCCCCAGGTTTTTGCCCTGGTGTGCCGGGCTGCTGCGGCCCGGGCGGTCCTGGCGGTTGACTCGGCCCGGGCTTGACGGCCTGATTCGATTGGTTCGCAGGCTTGGGCGCCGGGGTTGCCGTCTTAGGCGTCTGTGGAGGCGGTGCGACGCCACCGGGGCTGCCTTCGTCGTAGTACCGCACCGACGACGGATCGATCCGACCCTGATTGAGGGAGTCCATGAACGCCGAGCCGTACCGGTCGACGGCCGACTTGTTCTCGACATACTCGCCGGGGCTGAGCCAGGCGGGGACGGTATCCGTGCCAGACGGTCCACCGGTGGCGTGGCGCTGCGCATTGAGGAATGGGTTCTGCGACGGGTCGAAGATTCCCATTGGCGTCTGCGGCGGCGTCGGGTGTGCAAACGCTCCCTTCATCGCGCCCTTCATCGCGGCGTCGCCCAGGGGGCCGGTGGGGCTGTTTGACGTTCCCGACAAGGGACCGAGCATCGGACCGAACACGCCCAGAATTCCTGGCGCTTGCGAGCCGCTGATGGGTGGGTTGGCCCACGCTTCCGGGTTGGTCGGCAGCGGGAATGGCTGCCCGATGTTGCCGGGGGCGCCCGCAGCCGCCGGTGCTCCAGGAGTTCCTGGCCGCGGGATAGACGCCCCTGGTGTAGATGGCGAACCCACAAATCCGAGAAGACCACCGCCCATGGATGCTCCGGCGCCACCGGCCGACGGGACAGCGATTTTGGGCATTCCCCCGCCTCCGCCACCCGACGGTCCGGCTGTATCGGGACCGTGACCGCCCCCCATGTCGGGTCCGCCGAGAGGCCCACCGGTCAGCGGACCCAACGCGCCAGCACCGCCGCCGCCCTGCATGAGGTTCTGCGCGATCCCGATCAGACCAGTCCCAGTGCTACCCGGCGCAGGCAAACCCATGTTCTGCATGGCCGCGCTGATGCCCGTCTCCATGGGGCCGAGCACGAGGTCTTCGAGATAGCCGACGGTCCACTCTGCAAGTCCGGGAAGACCTTTACCAAGGCCGAAGCGTTCGGGCAGCGCGACGGGAAGGTTCACACCGCCGCCGCCGCTTCGACCGCCGCGACCCGCGTGGAACGTGCCCCGCTCAGCCTCGCTCAGCTTCTGCTGCGCCTGCGTGCGTTCCTCTTTGAGGTGCCGAATCTCTTCGTCGAGCCGATCCCGAGTCGATTGCGACGCATCAGCTTTAAGCTCGGACTTACGTTTCTCCGCCGTTGCGATCTCAGCGTCAAGGTGGCGCAGCCGCTCAGTCGCGGAGGCAACCCTCTGAGGATTTGGGGTGTAATAACCGGGGATTCCGCCCGGGCCGGTGCCGGCCGTAGCGCCTGCGGGGATACCGCCGCCGCCCATTCCGCCGCCGAAACCACCCATGCCGCCCATCCGTCCACCTGCACCGCCGCCCATCGCGGGGCCTTCGCCGTAGATGTTCGGCAGGAACATGTGATGGTCGAACTCAGGATTCGACGCGCCAGCTGCGCCGGCGCCGATCAGGAAGTTTCCGTGCGACCCACCAGATTCGGCGTTCTCCCCATCCGACAACGTCATCGCGGTGTGGCCGTCGTTCGGTGCCGATCCGTGGTTGTACCAGCCCACCGAGATCGTCCCAGGGCCACCGATACCGGGCTGGAAACCGCGCGCCGCGAGCCATTCCCCCATATTTTGGGTGGTCGGCAAACCGCCCCCGGGAATGCCGAGCGCGGCATTGACTACGCGGCCGACCATGCCGGAGCAGTCGTTGCGCGCCCCTTGGCTGTAGGCGGTGCCGACCATCTGCTCGGCCGCCATGACATCCGGGCCGACCCCGCCGCCGTACTGGCGGTGCAACGCATTCCGGAACGCGTACACCCCGGAGTGGCCGCCCATCTTCGCCACATCGTGGTGGGTGAGGACATGCTCACCGGGCGCCAACCACGCTGGGACGGAGTCGATCCCGTTCGGACCGGAGCCGTGGATGGCACCGCCAGCGGCGTGGCGACCGGTCGCCAGGTTGAACAAGCCGTACGCCGAGATCGGGCTGTGTCGGAAAGCGTCGCCGATGTGAGAAAGAATCGGATTCTTGCTGTCCTCAGCCTGCTTGGAGACTTGGTCGGCAGCAACCGTAGCGGCGACAACCGGACCGGCTGCCCCCGCGATCCCGGCGAGCGCACCACGTAGACCACCTGCCGAGGCTGCTGCTGCGTCTTCTGCGACCGCCATCCCCCCCAGGCTGGTGCTGATGCCGGTGACCATCCCGACGATGTTCATCACCTTGATCGCGGCCCACGCCGCACCGACTGCGCCGAGTGCGTCAATGACGAGGTGCATGATGGCCGGGTGCTTGGCCATCTCGTCGCCGACAGATTTGGCGACGTTAGCGGCGGACGTCATGAACGGTACGAAGGCGTTGCCGATCTCAATCGCCGCAGCCCCGAACGCTGCCTTGGCGTCAGCCATTTTCGCGTTCAGTGTCTGTTGGGTTTCATTGAACCCCTTGACCGTTCCATCGGCCTCGGCGGTAGTGTTCTTAACCGCCGCGATCTTGTCGTTCGTGGCTTGCGCGTTATCCCCGACCAGCTGCAGGACTGTCTTCAACGCATCCTGGCCGCCGGTCATCAACGCGAGAGCCTGCTCGTAGGTTTGGATGTCGCCTTGACCGGTTTTCAGCGCCTGCGAGTATCCGGTGACCTTGTTGTTGAGGTTGTTCCACTGGTTGATCTCGTTGGCCTGCTCAACGTCCAGGCCGCCGCGGGTCTTGCGGAATTCCTTGTAGGACAAGGTGCCGTCTTTGATGGACTGCGCGACCGCTTTCGCCGCAGGCGGCAGATTGTTGAAAATCTGGGTCGCCGCGTCGGTGGCCTGCTGACTCTTGAACATGGTGTCGATGACGACCTGGCCGGCCGGTGTCATGTGCTGGCGGATCGTGTCGGACAGCATCTGCACGGTTCCGGCGAACCCGCGGTCGCCGAGGTGGGCTTGGACGTCGCGGGCGTCGATGCCGAGCTGGCCCATCTCGTCGCGCATCTGCTGCGTGGGCTTCATCAGCTGCGTGATGGAGTGCGCCATGTTCTGGGCGCCCTGTTCCGGCGATGTTCCCGACTGGGTGATCTGGGCGAGCGAGCCGTAGACGTCTTCGAGTTTCAAATGGGCGGCGGCGGCGATCGGCTCCACTGCGTGCAATGCGCCCGAGAAGTCCTGCAGGTTCGTTTTCGCCATGCCCACAGCGGTGTTCATCTTCGATGCGACGGTCGCGGCCTGGTCGGTGCCGTAGCCGAAGTCGTGCATCGACGTGGTGAGCCCGTTCAGCACGTCACCGAGGTCGGCGTTTTCGGCTTTGGCGAGCTGGGCGGCCGACTTCAGGACGTTCACACCGTCGGCGCCGCGATATCCGGCCTTCTCCACCGTGTACATGCCGTTGGAGAGTTCCTGCGCGGAGTAGCCGACCTGCCCGGCCAGCTGCAGGATGCCGTCTGAGACGGTCTTCAACCCCTGCGCCGTTTCTCCGGCTGAAGACACCAGGCGTTGCTGGGATTGCTGGAAATCGCCGGCCTTCTTGGTGGTTTCGACCATCGCGGCGCTGAAACCTGCCACGGACGCGATACCAACGCCATTGAACACACGGCTGGCCGCTGCTGTCGCGGTCGCCGCGTTAGTGGCCGATTTGGCCATGCTTTGATGGGCACCCTCGGTGGCAACCATCGCGTCGGCATAGTCGCGCTGCGCCTTGGAGGCGCGGGCCTGTGAATCAACCAGGGCTGCGTTCGCCGCGATCGCCTTGTTGCTGCTCGCACCGTGCGCCTCGGTGAGTTCACTCAGCCGCGCCTGGGCGGCCTCCATGCGGCCCATCGACGCGACCATCCGGGCAGCTGCGGCTTCCTCGGCATCCGCCAACGCCCGGTAGTCGTTCTGAAGACCGAGGATCTTCGCCCGCACACCACGGGTATCGAATCCGGAGAACGCCTGCGACATGTGGCGGCCGAGGCCGCTGGAAACGTCGCGGCCCAACGCGTCGAACACCGAACGGATTTCGCGGGCGGTCGCATCAAGCGCGCCCCGCGAAAGCCGCGACTCTACGTCGAGAAATACGGGCACTTAGGTACCGCCTTTCTCGTATCCGTAGAGGCCCGAATGGATTTGACTCCTGCCGAGATCGACCCGGGCCGCGTCCTTGCGGGCTTGCCGGTCGGCCATGATCGCCTCGACCGGCTCCGTCAGGTTGGAGAAGTCACCACCACCGCGCAGCGCGATCAACTCCCGAACCGTGCGAGCGGCCAGCTTGCGGTCATACGTCCAATCGACGTATGTGGCAACGAGTTTGGTGTCGGACGGTGGTTTACGTCCGATCGCCGCGATCTGCAGCAGCTTGCCCTTGAGGTCGGCGTCGTCGCCCTGGTATTCGACGACCCAGAAAGTCCGCTCCGCGGCCTCTTTGAACTTCGAGTCCTCAGGCAGCTCGTCGAGCAGATCGAGTAGCTCTCCGCTGGACATCTCGCCGCGATGCCACTCGCCGATCGAACGGTGATGATAGAGACTGAGACCGCCCCTAATCTGCGTCGGGAACAACCGCCACAGTTTGAGCGCTTCCACCACTTTTCGAGTCGTCTTCGCGGCGCTTTGCCAACTCCCGGTTCATCTTCGACCAGATCAGCTGAACGTCGGACGAGCGCCCACCGGCGGCCTTGAAGTCCTCGTAACGGTCACCGAAGATCGCCTGCGCCAACCGGACGTTGTAGTTCATCGGCTGACCAGCCTTGCGGTGCGGCACCTTCAACAGGCCGCGTCTCTCCACCGACCCGTCATCGTTGGTGACGTCGGCGTGGCGATCCCACTCCTCGTCCATCTCGATGTCGAGGGCATCCACCCGGGCCTGCTGATCATCATCCAACAGACTTGGGTTGGGGATCTCGAAAACCTTGCCCGAAACCTCGATGCGCTCACTCGCTGCGAACCCGAGATAGTCGGCGGCCTGCTCGCGGGCCGCCTCAAAAGAACCATGCGTGGCCATAACCGTTTCCTTGCTTGCGTGGCGAATGCGTGGCACCGCCGGGATGCCCGGCCACGCAAGCGGGCACCCCGGCGATGTTCTGCTATGACGCCAGAGAGGTGAACGAGTTCGACACCAGCGACGTCGCGGTGACGTTGCTGCCCGTCGCGGTCACCTGCACGCCGTCGTACAGCGTCGAGGCGGTCAGGCCCGTTAGCTGAATGGTGGTGAAAGCACCCGACACGGTCGGCGACGCGGCCACCGTTCCCGCCGAAAACGCCCCGGCCTGGCTGATCTGCGCCGTGTAGACGGGGCTCGTCACGTCGATCGGGGTCGGGAACTGCACGTTAGCCTTCAGGCCGCTCACCGGGGTCGCCACCGGGGCGGTCGTCTCGAACGCCAGATCACCCGATGCCAGCCACTGCGCACCCGCCCGGCAGATCCACATCGACTTCTTGCTGTACGGGTCTGGCAGCACCGAATAGGTCAGCTCGAGCGACTCGGGGTTCTTGCGCTGCAGCTCGGTCTTGCCCTTCTTGTCGGTCACGACGCGGGGGTAGACCTTGGCCAGCAGTTGGCCGTCGGTGTCGACGCCGAGTAGCACCACGACGCGCTCTTGGAGCATGTCGGCGTTGTCGCGGGCGTTCTGGTAGCCGGGGGTTCCGACCGCGGGCACGTTTTGCAGCGGCTTCTCGAAGTTCAGGAAGTCCACCAGGGGGCTGGCTTCGATCGGGGTGAAGTTCAGTTTGTCGTCCAGCTTCGTCAACACGTTGCGCACCGTGCGCAGGATCTGCGCCGACGGGGTTTCCTGGATCGTCTGATCCGGGGTCGACGCCGTCGTGTCCTCCTTGAGCAGCCCCATGTGCAGGAAACCCAGGTTGGTGCCCGGCGCGGACAGCAGCAGATCCTTGCGGATCGTCAGGTTGTCCGCCGCGAACGGCGTGAACAAGCCTTCGCTTCCCAAACCGACCGACGGATCGGCCAGGTTGAACACCGTGCCGTCGGCGTTGAAGTAGTCGCGGATCAGGACATCGGTGACCTGCCAGTAGCGCACGGCCAACGGGTTGAGGCTCGGTTCGAGAACGGTCGCCCAGGTGGCACCAGTTGTAGGCAGGGCCATGGTTTATCCCTTCTTAGCGGGTTGATTTCAGCTTTGCGTGGCGGTAAATCGGAGGAGCACGTCGTAACGTGCGACGTAACGTTTGATGAATGGGTCGCGGTAGTCCGCCCACGCCGGTGGCATGTGCGGGCAAATCCAGGCGCCGGCCGGTCGTCCGTCGGACATGTTGATCACATCCCCTGGCGTCTGCGACATCAGCAATCCGTCTGCGTCCCATGCGGCTTGACTGGCCGCCGCGCGGCCGCGCGCCGAGGTCGTGTCTTTGGCGTAGGAGTGCACCGACACGGTGGCGTCGAGCAGGTACCGGTCGGACTTATTGGTCACTGACGTGACCACGTAGCACGGCAGCGGGGTTTCTTCATCCCGCTCCGGCTCGACAGGCAGGCCGAGTGGGATGAGCTTGGCGATGATGAACTCTTCAGGGTTGGCGGGGCGCCCGTAATCCAGGCTCATCGCCGCCGTCCCCGACGTCTGGGACGGACAGCGTTGAACGCTGCCGAGCGTGCTGCGCGTGCTTGGTCTACGGATCGGCGTTGCGCGGTGATCCGCTGGCCGGCACCTTCTGCGATGAGCTTGTCGAGCTTCTCGAGCTCGCCGCGTAGATGGGATTGCGCGCGCTGCACACCCTCGTCGATGATCGGACCGGTGCCGCCGAAGTATTTGGCGGTCTTGCTGAACACCGCATACTCGGGCATGTGCCGGGTTCCTACTTCGATCCAGATCGCTTTGAAGTCATCGGATCCCACGCGTCGATGGCCTGGCTTTCGGTGGCCGGGGAGCTGGCGGATCGAGTTCTTGTAGTCCCCGGGATCACCGATGCTGGGTTCGCCACGCTTGGGCGGCAGGTCGCCGAAGACGGGTGCGATGCCCTTGGCGTATTCGATGACTTTGTCGCAGAACTTATCCAGTTCGTGCTCGATCTCCACGGCGTGCAATCCGGCGGAGATTTCGTCCTCGATGCTCACCCGCCCTGCCATTCACACAGCACGAACACGTGATCGGGTCGGCCGTCGATGTCGTACTGCACCACTGCGCGGCCGGTCACCTTGTAATCACGCTGCGCATTGACGTCCGGCCGCTGCGGGCGGATCCAGTTGCCGTTGTCGATCGCCGCGGTCGTGGAGCTGTACGGGAAGAACGCCCACGCCTTCTCGAACGCGGCGATGGTGTCCGTTTGATGCTCGTCGATCTCGTATTCGAGTGTTTCGAGCACGCAACCATAGATCCATTCCACCGAGTCCGTGGTGATGGCCTGGTTCAGTGAATCCTTTTGACCTGTAGCAATTTTGGCGACAATACCGAGGGTGTCACCGCCTGGATATGTCACGGAAACCACGTCGTACCGCACCATCCCGACCGCCATCCCGGACGTGTCGGGTCGGTGAAGTCATCCTCGTAGAACTGGCCCACCGGTGCGACCCGCAGCGGAATTCCCAGCAGCTGCTTGTGCCGGTCGGTGAAGTCGAGCGCGCTCGCAGGATCTCCGAGCGCGCCCGCCTCGATCCGATGCCCGGTTTGGCGGGACCAGTTCTGCAGCGGCGCGTATTTGCCGTAGCGCAGAGCGTTGGCCACCACCTCGTAGGTGACGAGCTTGCCCGCCGCGTCGTCGGACGGAATGCCGGGTTTGTTGGCGTAGATCCAATCCGACGTCACCGTGAGCAGCAGTGAGGCCACCGACTCCTGAGCGGAATTGAGCGGCGGCCCATCCCACATGCCCTCAAACGTTCCGAGGTCGAGAAAGTCCGCCACGGCGGCCTACTTGTCGCCGTAGAGCTCGATCAGTTCCTCACGAGTGGCCGCATCCGCCTCGGCCCGGTCCGCGCCTTGGGAGACGGCGTAGTCGGCCCATGCCTTCTGGGTGGCGGTCTTCTTGGGCCTGTCGCCGCCTTGCGGAATGTCGGCCGCGTCGGCCTCCACAACAAGCCCCTCGGCCAGGAACCGCTCGCGCTGATCATCAGACAGCCACGGAATGAACCACCCTTGGTAATGGTAATCCACCTGTCCCGACTGGTTTTTGACCAGCACCAGCGGAGCGACAGCCTGGTACGTCATGCGTCGACTCCGGTGATCTTCCACGCCGCGGCCGGCTCCTGGACGATCGGGACCACGATTCGTCGGGCGCGGATGCGCCAACCGTCGTTCTTGTCCTCGCGGATCGTCTTGACCTGCAGACGGTTCGCGTCGTCGGGGCCGCCGACATAGCCGGGTGCGGGCAGCGTCTCGTCCACGAACGAGCCGAGCACCGTCGAGTCCAGCAGTGTCGCAACACCAGAAGTGGGCAGGTTGGGGCTCGCGATGAAGGTGAACCCGCCGATGCGGCGCATGAGGGAGCTGTTCAGGCCTTCGGCCACCGGCGCGGTCTGCACGCCCGGGTATTCGCGCGGCAGCAGCAGCTGCAGCGTCGGGTCGCTGACCACGTTGGCGAATGTGGTCAACCCCACCAGTACCGTGTCGGGCATGTAGCCCTGTTTCAGACCAACGATGTTGGCGTGAGCGCGCATCAAATCCCGCAGAATCGACGGCGCGGTTCCACTGCCAGACCACGGCTGGATGCACGCGGTGCTCTGCGTGACCGCCGAGTTGATGGCCGACAGCGCCACCGAGTCGATCTGCTGCACATGCGAGTTGGCCAGCTTGCGGAACGCGCGCTGCACCACTGGATACTTCTGACGGGAGATCGACTCGTCAGAAAGCTCGGCGTCGTTGCCCCACTTCACCGTGTTGGCGGTGTTCGCCGGGCCGGTGCCGATCGAGGTGACGGGGTATTCCGACATCGGGGCCACAGCTTGCGGCGCCCGGTCGGCGAAGATCGACTCGTTCTGCTCGTAAATCACCGAGCCGGAGTCGGTCTGGATGGTACCGGTCAGGATCTTGTCCGCGATGAACATCTGGTCGGTGACCGTGCGCAGCGCGCGCAGCACAAGCGGCGGGTTGTTCAGAAACCGGCTGATGCTGAGGATGTCGCCCGAAAGTGTTGGCGCAGCGGGCGGGAACTCAATAGGCATGGCGCCTACCTTTCTGTTTCTGCTGCCTGCGCAGCTTCGGGTGCGTGTCTGCGATTCATCGGATAAGAACGGTCACGAGGTTGTTGGCCGCCGCGGTGAGCGCGACCCCTACAACCTGCGGATCGTTACCGGCCGAAGGTGTGCTCTGGTCTGCGACAGCGCCGGATGCGGCTGCAATGACGTTGGCGCCGGCTGCGATCGAGCCGGAGGCAGCCAGGGTGTGGACACCTTCGGTCATTACCGTCACCAGAGAACCGCTGGCGGCGTCTTGCGCTGCCACGCCCACCCATGCGATGGTGGCCGCGCTGGTCGGCGACACGGTGTTCGCGGCCGAGATGTACACGACCTGCCCGGCGGTGATCGCCGCGCCGGCCGTGAAGCTGAGCCGGTCGGCGGGGAAGTTGTTGGGTGCGTAAACGGCCATGGGTCAGGCGTCCTTTCCGACGATGGTGCCGGTGACCTTGGCGTAAACGCTGGCCATTTCGGCGTCCAGGTGGTCCTCTTCGCTGCCCATTCCGTGGCCCATCTCGGCCACCGGGATCAGGCCCGCGGGCAGCTGCGCCAGGGTGGCGCGGATACCCACGCGGTCCTTGTCCATCAGGGCCAGCCAGTTGGATTTGTTGGCGGGAGCCAATTTTCCGGCCTTGATGGCGTCATCGATCAGGCGTTCGTCGTCGGCCTTGACCTGCGCGTCGCGGACCGACTGCAGCTCGCGCACCGCTGCGGTGGTCTGCTCATACTGGGCCTTGTCGACCAGCGCCAGGCCCAACTTCGCGGCGGCGGCGGTGATCTGTTCAGTGCTGGGCTCGACAACCGGAGCCGCGTCGCTAGCATCTTCCGGTTCGGCAGGCTCGAGCTTTGCCTCGAAAGCTTTCACGATCGCCTCGTCGTCGGCGTCGGCGTCGAGGCCGAGCTTCTCCACGAGGCTCTCTTTGAGGGTCGCCACAGTGGGCTCCTTTCCTTGGGGTTCCTCGGCCTCGACAGGCGGAGGGGTTTGTGCGCGAATCGCGATCACCGGCGCCGGGGCGCAGTCACGACCGGCGTGCTTGAACTTCGATAGGTCAAATGCCTTGGGACCGGCCGCCAACGCGACCGCAGCTAGCCCGGGACGCGTGTCAGAAACCCGGTCAGCCAGCCCGGCGGCCACGGCTTCATCTGCGGTGTACCAGGTTTCGGCGTCCATGACGGCTTGCCAATCCGAAACGGCGCCGCCGGCGCGTTCGGCGTAGATCGACGCCAGGTTCGCCGAGAATTGACGCAGATTGTCGGCGGCCTTCTGCAAATCGTCGGCGTTACCGATCACAACGTCCCACGCGTTATGCACCATGAGCTGGCTGTTTTTGTTCATCACGATCTCGTCGCCGCCCATGGCGATCACACTCGCGATCGAGGCCGCCAGACCGTCCACGACGGTGGTCACTTTCGCGTCATGGCCGCGCAACGCGTTCAGGATCGCGATGCCGTCGAACACCGCGCCGCCGGGCGAATTGATCCGCACCGTGATCTCCGGCGCATCGATCGCGGCGAGATCCTTGACGAAATCGGCTGCCGAGACACCAAATACCGGGTTGATCTCGTCATAAATCAGGATTTCCGCCGGGCCATCATCGGTCGGCAGCGCGTTGCGGACGGTGTACCAGTTTCCGCGCGCAGAGTCGTTTACCACAGCGTCAGTGCCCCATCTGGTTGGATAGTGAGCCGCGCGGACCGATGCTTTGCGTTCGTCACGCCCTGCTCGAAAACGGGCGGTTCGGCGCCCTCCGGCGGATCGGTCTCGGTCGCCTCTTCGGGTGCCGGTGCGTCTGGGTCCACCTGCGGCAGCCCCAATGTTTGGCGTTCGAACGCCTCAAGCCGCGGATCCGGCGTCAACAAGCCGGCCGTGACGAGCATTTGGAGCGCAGCGGCGGTCGCATCCTGCCGGGATCCGATCTCGTCGCACGTCAGCAGCGGAACACCCTCATCGATCCCATAATTGATGTCGACCAGGTCCTCGACGACATGCGCCTGGGCGGTGTCGCGGATAATGTCGGCCACCGTCTGCACCGATTGGGTGAACGTGTCGGCCTGCACTGAGGCCAGCGCGTAACTGCCGCCCTTATCGAGGTTCAGGAAGTGCGCGAGCCCCGCCAACGCCATCTGTTTGTCGTGGTACTCGATCATCAACGGGATATCGGACGGCAGATTCCCGTCGACGCCCTTGATTTCGAGTTTCGACCCGAACGGCATCGCCACACCGGACGAATTGCCGCCGCGGTATTGCGAGGCGATCTTCAGGTATGGCGCCAAGGCGGTCGGATCACCGACACCGGCCGCCGATTCCTGCTCGGTCGCATACGCCACCGGTACACCCATGCCGTTACGGCGGGCGATCACCGCCTGGATGCGGATCAGCTCATCCTTGAGTAGCCAGTGCTTGTATGCGGGACGCAGGATCGAATTTCCCACCCACACGCCGGGGTCGGGGTCGCGAACGTAGGCCACGAGCCGGCTGATCGGGATCAAGTTGTCGAATGCGTGGCCGGCGTAGATGACGTCGCCGCCGCCGCCGATGCTGCCCTCGGGATACTGCTGAATTCCATTGAGACCACCGTCGCGGGCCACATCCCAGTAGGCGATCGTCTGCGCGGGCCGCGGGGCGAGCTTGCGCAACACCGCTTTGCCGCTGTCATCGATGCGATAAACCTGCTCGAAGATGCTATGTCCGAACGTGAGCATCAGCAACGCCTGCTGAAGATGCTGCGACCACGAAAACCGGTCCTTGGTCCGCTCCGTCGACGCGTCATCCTCTTCGTTGCCGCGGATCGGCAGGCCCAGATTCTTGGCCACAAACTCGACGACCTCATCGCGCGCCCCGTTCGGGGCGATCCGCCACGTCGTGCGGCGCACCGGCAGCCCGATCGCCGCCAAAACACTGGCGATCCGGCCGTCTTCGCGGCTCATCCGCGTGAAAGTTCGAACCGAGTTCGGCCAAATCAGCTCCGGGACCTGTTCAAACCAGTCCCACGACGCCCAACCGGACAACATGCCCGAATAGGGATTGACGAACCCTATTTCGGTGACCGGAGCGGCTATTTTCGTCAAAACAGCCCTCCTCCTATCAGAACGCGGCGGTTAACGCGTCGAATTCGCGACCAGCACCCGAATCGGGCGCCTTGTGCTGGTCCACAATTGGCGGCGCAGAGTGGGTTGGGGGCGACGAGTGGACCAATAGCCCCCAATGCGCGAGTGTGATCGCCATCAGCTGCACAATGGAGCCGCCACCGGCGCTGGCCCATACGAAACGACCACCTGGTAGCTCTTTTTTGACTGCGGCAGCAACCGAATCGGTCAAAATTTCCTGACCGGAATGGGTTATTTGCGCCGCGAGTATCGCCTCAAGGGTTCCTTCGCACGCCACCGCCAGCTCCGGTTGGTTGGTCATCACCGGTTCGATACCAGCCTCGATGAGCAGCGGCTTCAAAACCGCGGCCGGTGATCGGGCATCGATCACCAGCGCCGCCGGGTCGGCCTCACTCACAATGTCAAGTAGCTTCTCAACGATCTCGGTGGGCGATCCGGTCTGACTCAGGCCGATCTCGACGTGAACATCACCCGTGCTGGTGTACTGGGCGCCCGCGATCGCCCACACCCGCGAGACCGGGGCGCGATCGATACCGATCACCCGCGGCCACGGCCTGACGAGTGCCGGCGACGTGTCAGCCAATGCAGTCCACGTGTCGATGCTGATCGGCGGCTTGAGCGTGTCGGCCAATGTCGGCCAGTCACCGATACCCAGGCGCATGACGTCGAACATCTTCGGCGTATGCCGCATCGCCTCGAACTCGTTGGCGACGTACTCTTCGGTCAGCCGATAAGGCATCCCAGGATTGACTTTCGTCCATATCCGGCGATCCGCCCGATCATCACCGTCCGCCGGCGACCACTCGAGGTAGCACAGACGCGGCGACGTGCCCTCCATGCCGCGGTGACGCACCCCCGAGAACACGTAGCCTTTTGGGTGCATCTCCTGGTTGACCGAGCTGCCCGCATACCAAAGCTGAGGATTCGGCCGCGCCGCCATCGTCGGCATCAAGACACCGATCGCCTCCGGCGCCAACCACATCGCCTCATCCAGAATGATGCAGTCACCCGAAGTGCCCAGCCCGGCAGCTTTAGTTCGGGACTGAAACAGCACCCGCCTGCCGCGACGCTTCACCGTCCCCAACTCGAAACCCTCTTGACCGTGCGAGGTCGTCGGCATGAACTTCTCGCCCGAATTCAGCAACAGCCCCTCAAGACGGCGCATGATTTCCATAGCCGTGCGGAACTCGTGGGCCGAGTAAGTGATCAGTTCCTCATCGAACAGCAGCAGACCGGCCAAAATACGCGCCTCGACGACAGCGGACTTACCGTTCTGCCGCGGCACACACAAGCCGACCTCAAACGCCGACCACCTACCGTCCGGCTGCTCACCCAACGCATGATGCAAAACCAGACGTTGCCAGGGATCGAGATGCAAACCGCAGTGCGCGGCCAGCTCGATAGCCTCCGAGGCGGCGCTACTTACCGCCGGTGGCGCCAGAAGAATCCGCGGCGTCTGATTTTCCAGAAGCGGCTCGACGACGCTGGCTGCGTTTCTTGGCAAGATCATCCCTCACCGAGGTTTCAGCGGGCTTAACCGCGTTGATCTGCGCCAGGACATCCGTCAAACGGGCCGACAGCGCAGCAATATCACGCGGTTGCTCACACACATCAATTTCACGGGCCAAACGATCCCGCAGAGAGCACAAAGTCGCAGCGTAATCACCCTTAGCCGCAACATCCGATAGCGTCTGTTCAATGTTTGCTGAGTTCGACTTTTCGGTCATCGTAAACCACCCCCGAAACGGGTTTTCGCAGGTCGGGGAGGGGGGAGGTCCCA